GTATTTGTTCCCGGATCAAGTCCCGGTTGTTTCATATTCTCAGCGTTGATCACACTTGCAGATGGATCTAAGAAGAAAATCTCCGATATCGAAGTCGGCGACATGGTGTTCAATAGATCAAAGACATCATGCAATAGAGTTAGATTCATCGAAGTCGTTCGCGGTGAAAGACACAAAATGTTGTATTCACCTAAGCCGCACAGAAAGCCGTTTGCGACGATTGAACATCCAATCTATATCAATGATACTCTATGTTCAGTTGATCCTATCCTGACAGAGGAGATGTATCCTTGGCTAGGTAAAACAGAATCTCTGTATTTGCCATTGACAGCTAAAAACACATACGACAAAGTATACAATCTATGGGTCGATGGCGACGGTACATACATAGTAAACAACTACGGTACTACATCAATTATATTTGATGGCGGCATGTTGTCCGACTTCTTAGAAAAAGAGTATTTCTCAGCAGAGTTTATTAATGAACTTTTCGAAGAATACACAGCTAATGGTCAAACACTTCTTCATGGTGCATTTGCATTGAACTACTTAATTGGAAAGTACGATATACAAATACTCAGAGATTTCTTCGCATACTCGGCGAAGAAATCAAAAGATTCTATAATGAGAAAATTGACTGCTACGCTTCCAATGTTAATCGTTGGATTTGTAGTAGATGCTACATCTAAATTACATAAATGGAGATTTATAAAATGAATGAAATCGTAGAAAACACTACACCAGTATTAGAATGTCCTGCACCAAAAGAGTTGACATTCATTGATCATGCAGTAAATTGGATCATGACTCTACCTGCGATAGATGCAGATAGATTCGTTGATGATATCGGTATGGATTCAGTTCTTATTCTGTATAAGTATTTCCCTGATCATCCTATGATCAAAGAGATGTTAAAATCTAGAATATGATTATAAGTATACATTGTCACAGCCTACACAGAGAGTGTAGCACAGTGTCAAGTATTTGTCAATAAAAATAAAGGAAAACCTTATGTCAACCACATTAACACACGATAGCTTGGTAAGTTTGTTTGAAAGCTATGTCAAAGAGAATGAAAAATTCACAGTAAAAGGAAATAAAGCTGCGGGCACTCGCGCACGGAAGGCTTTAGCTGAATTTGCTAAATCTGCAAAGGAACGCAGAAAAGAAATTCAAGATACTAAAAATTCCGACGAATAATTCCATTAAGTATAAATAGACGACTATGGCAACAAGTAGCTACTTCTCAGATATTCCTTTGAATTTCATTGCAAATCCAATTACAGGAGATGTTCCTCCTCTTCCAGAAGAAAAAGCAGTTAAAGGCGCTCTGATAAACTTGTTGCGTAGTCCTGTTGGTCAGAGACCATTTGATCCAGATTTTGGAACAAATATAGAAAAATATCTTTTCGAGCTAGCTGATCCAATCACAGAATCTCAGATAAACGAAGACATCGCATATGCAATTAATAAATTCGAACCTAGAGTTGAGCTAGTATCAATTGAGAGTTTGATTGAAGATTATGGTGTTGATATAACTATCACATATTATGTTAAAAATATTCCTGGACTGCAAACATTAGAATCCACAGTAACAAGATAACAAAATGGCAACACCAACAAATTTAAAACTAGACGGCTTAGATTATCAATCCATTAAAGATAATTTTAAAAGTTTCTTGGGTGGTCAAGATAAATTTAAAGACTATAATTTTGACGCATCTGGATTAAATGTTCTTTTAGATGTTCTTGCCTATAACACATACTATAATTCATTCTATGTGAATATGGTGTCTAACGAGGCGTTTCTTTCTACTGCACAGAGAAGAAATTCAGTTGTTGCAGCAGCAAGATCGTTGAATTATACTCCAAGATCAACGACATCATCTAAACTAGTTGCTAATCTAACTGTGGCGCCGGTCGGAACTCCAGCATCAGTATTGATTCCGAGATACACATCATTTAATGCAGTAACAGATATTGGAAGTTTATCGTTTGTAAATTTAGAACCGGTGACAGTATTTTCATCTGAAAATTATACAGCAAACACAGTTACTCTAGTTGAAGGTTCTTTCGTTCAAGAAGAATATACTGTAACTATAGCTGATACTGAACAGAGATTCATTATTAGTAACTCAGACGTTGACACAACAACATTGCGCGTAAGAGTTCAAAACTCAGTATCCGATTCAACAATAAGATCATTCAATAAAGCAGATAGTTACGTTAATATATCTTCGACGACATTGGTATATTTTCTAGAAGAAGTTGAAGATGGACTATTTGAAGTCAAGTTTGGTAATGGAGTGTTTGGAACAGAACTGCTAGATGGAAATATTGTTCTTTTGGAGTATATGTCTTCAGATGGCGAAAATGGCAATGATGTATCGTCAATTTCATATGCTGCGTCGAGTGCTGGTATTGTAACAATAACAGCAACAGTAACAACGAATTCATATGGCGGAGATGAAAGAGAATCTATTGAGCGAATTAAATTTAACGCTCCTAAATCTTACGCATCACAAAATAGATTAGTAACTAAAGATGATTATGAATCTTTAGTGATGCAGCAGTTTAATGTTCGATCTGCGATTGCTTGGGGCGGCGAAGACAATGATCCTCCATACTACGGTAAAGTGTTCATTGCAATTCAGCCAAAAAGTGGACAGATATTAACTGAAACAGAAAAAATCAATTTAAAAACATACACACTAGATCCCAAAAAGATCGTCACGATGAACGTCGAGATTGTTGATCCCGAATACATATATCTTTTGATTGAAGCTAATGTGAAGTATAATTCTTCGATGAATGTTTTAAATTCAACAAATTTAAACTCGTTGATTATATCAAGAATTATGGAATATAAAGATGAGCAGTTATCACAGTTCTCTAAGTATTTTAGATACTCACAATTATCTAGAGTTATTGACACAAGTGAAAGATCAATACAAAGCTCATATCTTCGTGTTAGAATGAGAAAAGAAATCTCAGTTCAGCTAAACTTAAATGCATCGTATGTTATCGATTTTGCTAATCCTATCGACAACACAACCGAATCGAGACCATCAACTCATCCATATGCCGCGGGCAATAAGATATCTTCAAATGGATTCACCTATCAAGGATTCTTAAACTGCTACATGGAAGAAAACGGCGGTATAATGAGAATATATCGTCAATCTGGACCAAACTATATTGGCGTTGTTGCCAATATCGGTACAGTGAATTATGAAACAGGAAGAGTTAATATAACGTCATTTTTTCCAGAGTCTTTCGACGACGGAGGAACAACATTAAAATTAACGGTGATTCCTCGCGAAGTTGATATTCTTCCATTAAGAACACAAATCATAACAATTAGAGAGACTGATGTCAGCATCAATCTAATCGACGACAACGATATCAGTTTAACTAGAAGATAATGGCAAAAATATACTCACTAAATCCTGCGTTAACTCTCAGGCAAGTAATCCCGGACGGAATATATAATTCTTCTGAAGGATTCATTGAGTTTTTAAAAGCATATTATGAGTGGTTACATACTACGGAATTAACATATGAGATATCTTCTGGCACGTTTCAGAAGAATGAAGATGTTGTTGGCTCAATTAGTAAAAATACAGCAACTATTAATTATATTAAATCAAGTACGTGTCTCGTCGTTGTTGTTACGGGAAATTCTCCATTTGAGATTCACGAAAACATAGTTGGTGAAACATCAGGCGCAATAGGCATTCTGACTAATATTAAAGATAATGTATTGCGCAAAGCCAATCAAATCTTATCAAATAGAGATGTCGATAAAAGTATTGATGTTTTTTCAGAGTATCTGAAAGATGAATTGTATAGTGCAATACCGTCTTCGTACACTGGCGATAAACGATTATTAGCAAAAAAGATCAGAGACTATTATCAGTCCAAGGGGCATGAGAGATCATATAAGTTTTTCATGAAACTTTTATATGATCAAGATGTTGAAATTGCATATCCCGGAGATGAAATACTAAGAGTATCTGATGGAAACTTTGTAAAAGAAACAGTTATTCGTGCTAGAATCATTGGAGATGATTCCAGTGATGAGATATTTGACTTCTTGTTTAAGACAATCAAAGGAAGAACAAGTGGATCTATTGCTAATGTCATAGACATCAAGAAAATATACATCGGATCACAATATCTCGCAGAAATGCGCCTAGCGTTAGTTTCAGGAACTTTTATTGCTGATGAGGCGATATATGATTTGAATGCTACTGATGGATTTCCTTTAGAGACAACAATATTCGGTATTATACCAAACTACGATATTGTCTATGGCGGATCTGGTTACGAGCCGGGTGATATTCTTACTGTATCCGGATCCGGTCAATCTGCTGCACTTAAAATTGCAGAAACATATAGATCAGGAATAGATTCAATTCAGCTTGCAGAAACTGGATATGGATATAGAATAGGCGCAGCAACTGAAGCAGAAAATACAGGCTCAGGCGGCACAGGATTAACTGTGATTGTGTCAGATATAGCAAACACATACACAGTCACAGATGGCGCAAACACATACACAGTTGGTGATGTCACTGAAGTTAAAGTCGTCAATAAAGGTCAAAATTATTTTGACATTCCTACTATTGTACTGAAAGACAGTGCGATATTCAACTTGGGAATGATATCAGATAAGAATATACTGATAATAGACGGCGGAGATAATTTCAAGCCAGGCGAAAATATTCAAATAGATTATGGCAACTACACATCTCAAGCAAATGCTGAAGTTGGATCTGTTCAAGAGCCAATAGGATTTGAAGACTATAACATATATCTCGAAGATGGCGACGGCACAGTAAACAAACTGTTGTTTGAAGACGACGATTATGTTAAGTATAATACCACAAATACTGCAATAACTGAATGGTTCGGCAACGGTGCTATTACTAGAATTAAAATGCTAGACAGAGGTCTAGGATACAATCTAGAGTATATTGATAATATTGTGTTTAGCTTTCCTGATACAATAGCTGGCGCTGGCGCAAATCTTGCAATTAGCACTATAATGGGATATGGTGCTAATGTCGTTGTCGATATCGCAAATAATTCTTTAGGTGTCGGTGCAGTCAAACGAATCGAAAGCGTAAACTTTGGTGTCGATTATGCAAATGCATCAGTATCTTCAATAGGTGTAGGAAATGAAGATGCTGTTATTGTTCCTGTAATATCTGGTTCGGGCATCACTGCTGGCATGTTTATAAATGACAATGGAAAAATAGATTATAAGAAAATTCAAGATTCGTATTTTTATCAACAATACTCATATGTGATTAAAAGTGGTATTGAAATATCGAAGTACAAAAATGTATTAAAGAAGATTATTCATCCCATCGGACTTGAAGTGTTCGGTGAAATTGCGATTAAAAATAATCTGAATTTGAGAATGTTGTCTGATGATATTATAAAAATTAACGATGTTCTTAGACTGTCTTTGATTATAAATTCATCCACAGATGATACTCTTGAAGTTTTTAGAGTTGAAGACAGATTGGGTGGAATAGATACTGTGTTTGCTGATATAACTATCGGTGAGTTGCATAATATATCTTTGCCGCCTCCACTCATAGAAGCATATCGATATACTAGTTTCAATTCACAGTACGGTGTTTCAGTATATTATCAAGTAGAAAAAGAAATTAAAGTTGAAGGTACCGCTTCTGTTAATATATCAACTAATACAGTCACAGGAACAAATACAATATTCTTAGAGTATTTTTCTTCTGGAGATGAGTTTGTAACTGTTGATCGATTTGGTTCTACAGGTACAAATAGACTTCTAATCGATACAGTAAGCAGTAATACTGAAATGTCAATAAGAATTCCACCTAGCGCGAATATTGTTTCCGCTGATGTGTATAGACTGAGCATATAAATATAAAAACGGACCACATACGGAGTGCAGCATAATGCCAGCAGTAATTACAAATAAGTTTAGAATTCACAACGCGATTCAATTCGTAGAATCTTTAAGTGAATCTTCAAACACAGTATTATATTTTTACTTGGGTAATTCTACAGAATTTGTAGATGATCTCAATCCTCCAAGTCCCGGAGCAACACCAGCAAACACAGACATAGATCCATGGAACACTATGTTTGCTGCGAAGAGAATATTGTCAGGAGACGTATCGCACGTTACAAAGCGATATGAATGGGTTTCGGGCGAATCATATGATCAATATGATGACAAGGGCGCATCAGGAACAGACATCTTAACTGCGCAATTTTATGTTATCACAGATCAATATAACGTATACAAGTGTTTGTACAACAACGGCGGCGCTCCTTCAACATACAAACCAACGGGAACTTCAGAAAATGTTATCTCCACTTCTGATGGATATAAATGGAAGTACATGTTCACGGTTTCTCCTTCGGATACTTTAAAGTTTTTGACGCCGAGTCATATTCCAGTTAAAACTCTAACATCAGATGATGGATCGGCTCAGTGGACAGTGCAATCGACTGCAATTGCAGGAGCAGTTGATGTAGTTTTAATTGAAAGTGGCGGATCTGGATACGTATCATCTCCAACAGTTTCGGTAACTGGAAATGGAACAGGAGCATCATTCACTGCAACAATTAATGCAGGCACCGGTCAAGTTACAGGACTGAACATTCTGAATAGAGGTTCAAATTACACCAACATGACGATTTCATTCTCTGGTGGTGGATCAGGCGGTGGTGCACCAACATCCTCAGCAGTTGCTAGAGCTATCATTCCTCCTCGCGGAGGTCATGGCTCCGATCCGGTCAGAGAACTCGGTGGCGTGTACATCATAATGAACGTTCGTTTGGATGGGAATGAAGCAAACACTTTTGTCACTGGAAATGATTTCAGACAATTGGGCATCATATCAGATCCTCTTCTGTATGGATCGGGTGCAGTTGCAACAGCTCCAGTTTATAGACAGACTTATAAGTATCAACTCACCGGTGTAAGCAGTGAGTTCTTAAAAGACGGTGTTATTACTTATGGAGCAAACACTGCATATGTTGTCGATTATCAGACAGTCGGCGCAAACAACTATCTATATACTACTGTCTCATTGCCTAGTGCATTTCAAGTTGGAAATAATTTAACTACATCTACTGCTAATGGAACTATTCTCTCAATAGAAAGTCCTGGACTTCAGCCGTACTCGGGCAATATCATGTACGTTGAGAATAGAATTCCAGTTGCAAGAGCAACAGATCAGATTGAAGACATTAAGTTAATTGTAGAATTTTAAGATAAGAATAGGAAAAATCCATGTCAAATCCAGGCGGTTTAGATTTTAACTCAAGTCCATACTATGATGATTTTAATGAAGATAATAAATTCGTAAGAATATTATTCAGGCCTGGTCGCGCAGTTCAGGCTAGAGAGTTAACCCAATCTCAGACACTGCTACAGAAACAAATTGAAAGATTTGGCGATTACTTCTTTAAAGAAGGATCGATTATCGATGGATGTGAGCAGGGATTAGATTTAGACCTATCTTATGTAAAACTTCAATCTAGCTACTCGTCAAATACAGTAAACGTATCGAGTTTCTTATACAAAGAAGTTGTTGGCGCAAACTCGGGAGTGAAAGCTAAAGTTGGAATTGTATCAGACGTAGAAGATTCTGATCCAAAAACTCTATACATCAATTACACATCATCTGGAACAGGCGTTTTAACTGTTAATGCAATTCCGTCTGTACTTTCCACTCTTGTTGTCGGAAACTCTATTGGCAACGCAAATGCGACTGCTATTATTCAAGGATGGGACGTTTCTCTATCTAAAATATATATTTCTGAGCCAGAAGGAACATATAATCTATCATCACCAACACCAGAAACTGTTACCACCATAGATTCAATCGGAGCTGCCATATTCTTAGAAGTTTCTGCTGCGGTTGACGCGAGAACAGTTAAGCAATTTCAAAACAATGAAGTTATATTCACAAACGAATCGTCTCAAACTGCGCGTGTATATGCTAACACTGCATTAACACTAGCAACATCTCATGTTGTTGGAAGTAGAACATATACAAAAGCATCTAAGATTACTGTTGGTGATGGTATTCTCTACACCGCAGATCATTTTATAAAGCACACAAATCAAACAATTATTCTTGACAAATACTCAAATGAGCCATCATATAAAATTGGCGTCATTCCAAACAAAGAAATTGTCGGATATATTGAAGATAATGATTTGGTCGACAACGCACAGGGAACTCCAAACTATCAAGCGCCTGGCGCAGATCGTTTAAAAATTGAAACTGTATTGACTAAACTCGAACTAGGTCAAGAAACATCAGAAACTGAATTCATCACGCTGATTGAAGTTGAAGATGGTTCGGTTAAGAAGAGAAAAACATTTGGTTTAGAGAACAAGATTGAAGATGTAATTTCAAAAAGAACCTACGAAGAGTCTGGAGACTACACTCTATCCAATCCAAAGATCACAGTCCGTGAACATTTGATTCAGGGAGACAATGGAGGCAGATATTCATCCGGTGATGGAGGAAACACAAGTCTTCTTCTGATTGAAGTTGATCCTTTCACTGCATATGTTAAAGGATATCGTAACGAGTTCATTTCAAAGCAATCAATAGAATTGAGAAAAGGCTTAGATGTTCAATACGTTGAGCAGAATAAAACTCAGATAAACTACGGAAACTACATTCAGATCAACGAAGCTGTTGGATCTTGGGATTTGATGGAAGCAACAAAAATTGAGTTGCATGGAATCTCATACTCCGCAATAACAGGCAGAACGTTCTCTGGAACATCAGTGAACTCAGCATTAAATTCGATTGGAGAAGCTAGAGTTCGTTCAATCGATTATGTCAGCGGTATTCCTGGAACGCCGACTGCTGTTTATAACGTATATCTTTTTGATGTCGTTATGGATTCTGGCCACTCTTTCACCGAAGTTCGTTCGATATATCAATCAGCTAAATTTGGCGATGTGATTCTAGACGACCTTGGAAATGCAGCTTTGCGTGAATCTTCTTTCAATAACGCAATATTCCAGCTGCCCTATGAAGCCATTCGCAGCATTCGTGATGTGAACAATGATGTCGAATCTGGATTTACATTTAAGAAAGAATACAGCATTGACTTCAACACGACAGGACAAGCATCTGTCACATCTGGCGACAACTATGAGACTTTTGTTGGCACTGGATTATTGTCAGATACACAAAAGAATGAGAATTATCTTTTAGTTCCAAATTCTACTGTTTACTGCGCAAATGTCGTTGGCACAGTCGCAGTGACTATCGGCACAAGTTCTGTATACGGATCTGGAGGAACACAGTTTCTTTCTAAGTTCGATTCGGGTGATCACATCAGAATTGGAGCTGAGATTCATAGAGTATTGTCAGTAGAGAGTGACAGTCAATTGACTTTGGCAAATGCACATACATCAGGCGCATCTGGAATTGGTCTTGGATTAGTGCTTCCCGCAGGAGTTCCTATTCGATTGACGGGTAACGGAAGTGGAGCATCTTCTGCCGACAGAGCGATGACAGTCACAATACCAGGCGCAACTAGTTTGACTATTGAGTTGAGAGAGTCTGTTTCAACATTCTCAGCAAAGTTCATTGCGACGTTGAATAGATCCAGCGCGAGAGAAATGAAAAAGACACTCTATGCGAATCAGTCTGTCTATATTCAAGCGAATACCCATCCTAATGGAATAAGTGGACCATACACACTAGGAAAATCCGATGTGTACAAGGTCAGAGCGATTTATCAAAGCAGTGCATTCAATTTAATTCCAACGTCATCGAACACGGACGTTACTGGATTATATACGTTCGATAACGGGCAAAGAGATAACACATATGAACATGCAGTCATTAAGCCTAAACAAGGAATAGTACCGACAGGAAAACTTTTAGTCGTTTTTGATTACTTCTCTCACGACACATCTCAGGGTTTGAGCTATCTATCTGTAGACTCATATCCTGTCGATGATGTTAATGAATCGAACACAACAATCAACACATCTGAAATTCCAAATTATACCAGCCTTAGCAGTGGTATCGTATACAATCTAAGAAATTGTGTGGACTTCAGACTAAGAAAAAATGACGATAGCGCAAACACAACGAATCCTTATGATTCTGGCATATATCAGATTCCTGTTGGCGGATTGCATATACCAGTTCCTGTTTCTGACTTCGACTCAAGTCTTTCTTTGTATAAGGGAAGAATCTCTAGACTATTTTTGAACGAAAGAGGCGAATTTGGTGTTCTTGATGGCAGTCCTGGATATCCTAATCCACAAACGCCCACATCTATTCCTGGAACTCTTGATGTTGCAATCGTCAATATTCCTGCATATCCGTCTGAGCCAAAAAATGTCGTAGTTGAGTCACAGAAAAATCGTCGATACACTATGCGAGACATAGGCAAAATCGAAGATAGAGTTAATAGACTCGAATATTATACATCGTTAAATTTACTTGAAAGACAAGCGACTGAGATTTCTACAGTTGATGAGAATGGCATCGATAGATTCAAAAATGGCATTCTAGTCGATCCATACACAGGATACAACGTAGCGGACGTAGGAAGTGCAGATATCGTTACGTCAATTAACAGAAAAGATAAATTCGCGACTGCTCAAATCGATCTAAACGAAATTCCTATGCAGTTCAATTCTGCAACATCATCCAATGTGACTCGCACAGATGGAAATAAAGTGTTGTTGACGCACACTTCAGAGATATTCTCAAGCAATCCATATGCATCATCAGAGTTGAATCTAACTCAAAGTCTATCATACGATTGGACAGGCATCATGAATGTCTATCCCACAACAGATAACTGGATGGATACAATAAACTATCCAGAGAAGAATCTTGTTGTTGACTTGCAAGGAAATTCAGACAACTGGAGACAGTTAACTGATGCATGGGAAACAGAACACGATTCATGGGAAACTCGTTGGATTGGAACTCCAATTCTTCAAGAAGCTACAAAAGCTAATGCTCAAGTTGGCAGAATATTTGATGTGTCTTCTGAGTCTCAATATGAAAATATAAGCTCAAACATAAAGGTTGGACCAACTGAGCTTCAATCTGAAACAAGAGTTGTTGATGTTTCTGTAAATCATTACATGAGAACTCGCGACTATGTGTTCAAAGCAATTGGACTCAAACCATACTCCAGAATGTATGCATTTATTGATGGAGTTGAAGTGACTTCTGAATGTAAAAATGTGTCTCTTCAGTTAGGATATACAACAAGGGATATGTTCGACTTGATAGATGCTTATGGTCTTCTATCAGCCAATAACACAGTTTATACATCAGCAATCACTACGGGCGAACTTTATGCAAATTCTCTAGGAGAAGTCACCGGCGTGTTTAGACTTCCTGCACAAACATTCTTTGTGGGTCAGAGAGAGTTTAAACTATCTGATAATGTTCAAAATAGTGATGTCGATGCAACGACTTCAGCAAAAGCATTGATTATATCTCAGGGCATATCTCTAATCAACACAAGCACTCAAATCAATACTCGACCATACGATATTAATTTTGCATCAAGTGTTGAGAAAACAAGTTTACAGAAGTCTGTTGGTGTGTTCGGATCAGCGATCAGAAATCCATTATCACAGAGTTTCTTTGTTGATGATGTTAAATATCCATATGGTGTTTTTGTAACAAGCACATCAATATACTTCAAAACGAAGTCTAGCAATGATGATGCTAAAGTTTATATGCAAATCCGCGAAATGGAAAATGGATTACCAACAAGAAAAGCTATCGGCGATTCAACAACTTATGTAAAATCATCTGATATTTCAGTAAGCCCAAATGGAATCACGCCAACAGCATTTACATTCCCTAGTCCAGTATTCTTGTTGCCTGGTGTAGAGTATTGCTTCTCTGTTATTCCAGAAGGAAATAAAGATGATTTTCAAGTTTGGATTGCAGAACTAGGCAGTATTGATATTTCCAATACATACAATTCACCTAGAATTGAAAAGCAGCCGGCAGCAGGAACTCTATTCACTTCATCTAATGATTATAATTGGTCAGTTCGCAAGAGTCAAGATTTAAAATATGACATTTATGTTGCTGTGTTTAATACGGCAACATCTGGTATTGCGTACTTAAACAATAAAAATGTTGCAGATCAAATTTCATACAGCAATATCATATCAAATATCGCTGAGATTAAGCCAGACAAAACAAGCATTATCATTGATGCACGTGTATCCGATTCTTCGTCATCGTTAACAAGTTATTTTAATGTTGACAATCTCGAACTGGTGAATCTATCTTCTCAAAAATCTGTCGTACCTTCAGCACAAGAAATCTCATCTGGTGTTAAATCTATGACGTATAGAGTTGGTATGAATACACAAAACAAATATATCTCTCCTGTCATTGATTTGGAAAGAACTCAATCGATTGTGTATGGTAATAAAATTAACGCGCTAACATCAAACACACTGAGTGGAACAGTCTCTTATAGTATTGATACTAATATTGTGAGTGGATACGGAACTTACTTCACAAGTGAAATTGAAACAGGCGAATATGTAAAATTTGGTGACGAGTATCGACAGGTTGTTCTAATTGTAAGTGATGACTCGTTGACAGTAGCATCAAACTTTACATCTAATGCATCTACTGTGTCAGCGTCATCAATGCGTGAAGAGAATCCAACTGGACCTTATATATCAGAGTCACGATATATTTCACGTAGAGTTGAACTTGCTGACGGATTTGAAGCAAATGATTTAAATGTGTATGTTGATGTCAATCGTCCTGTAGGTACAGATATTAAAGTATACTATAAAGTTCTAAATGAATCTGATAACGATTCGTTTGACTCTAAGTTTTATCAAGAAATGGTACTGGACGGAGCAACCAACTTCAATGAAGATCCATTGACATATTCGCAAGAAAAATATATCGTTCCTTCTTCTATAAAATCGGGAGGTTCGAATCTGCTATCTGGTACAGTTACCATCAGTTCATCATCAACTAATGTTGTTGGAAGTTCAACTAAATTCACTGAGCAATTGAAAATCGGAGATACTGTACGTGTAGATTCAGATACTAGAATAGTGACATCTATTGCAAATAACACATTTTTGACTGTAGATAGTAACTTAGGATCATCTGCATCAGGAAAACAAATGTATAAGTTATTATACAACTCTTTGATATATGTGACACCAGATAATCGCTCATATTCGGGATATAAATACTTCGCAGTAAAGGTTGTATTCCTATCGAACGATATCGCAATTGCACCTAGAATTAAAAAGCTAAAAGTATTATCTCTAACTTGATGAGTTTACATGAAAAGTAAAATAGAATTAAGCGATGCCAAGAATGGATTTTCTGAAAGAGATTTACACTCAAAAGCAATACTGAATAAAGATTGCGATATGCTCCTAAAGTATAAGATTCAGAAAAATAGAATGAATAACATGGCATCTAGTCTATCTGAAATCGAAACTGTTAAAAGTGAAATTCAATCATTAAAATCTGAAATGTCAGAGATAAAAAATATCTTACTTAAACTAGTTACAGGTAAAACATGCCAATAATCAAAGTAGAATTATCAAATACGTTCAATGAATTTAGGACTACTACAAATGAAATCATTGATGTAGTTAATGATTTTGGATCTGGTGTATTTTCATTTGATGCAGCTAGTATCACTACGGGAACGCTATTGAATGCAAGAACTACAGGAAATTCTGCGAATAGTGCAAATACTCTTGTTCTTCGAGATTCGAGCGGAGATTTTGCTGCTAGAACAATCACAGCAAATACATTCTCAGGCTCTATAGATTGGGCTAATGTAATAAACAAAACAGACAATCTTTCCACTGTGACGGGAAGAGGTGCAAATACAGCATCAGCAATTTCGTTGACTAATACAACAGCATCCACTTCCACAACAACAGGTGCGCT